AATTCACTTAACTTTATATTAAGTATTACACATAATTTTTCGGCTTCACTTATCTTTAGTGTGCCAGGATTCTTTAGCTTATTAAGCATTGTAGGATAACTCATTTCCATATACTCGGACAATTCTAATTTAGTTAGATCGTTTTCATACATAGCATAACCAATAATCCTTTTTAATTTTTCATTCATAGTTTAATATTTAAAATCATACAGCAATAATAACAAATTTATTTCACATACAATTAAATTAATTTAATAGTTATTAACATTCGTATTGTTAATAAATATAAACATTGCTTGTGTTTGTGTTAAATTTATTTTACATATATTTGTGTCATACTAATTATTAAAATAATATAAAAATGGGTGTAAATATGATAGCTAAAAACATAGAATTAGATTTAGATGCTATGTCAGTTACTTTAACCGCTTTAAGTCAATATGAAGAAAAAATTTCTAAAATAATTGATAATTTAAAATTAAGACTTAACGCTGCTGACAGCACTTCTGAAATTAGAGATATACAATCAGACATGCGAAAAGCTGTAAATATAGTTCGAAACATACAAAAATCTAAAGAATCAATTAGTAACTCTGAAAAGAACATATTATGAATAAATACTTAATACAAGGTAAGGGTTATTGGAATGTACAACTCAATGATCCGTTCATATCGGGAGTAGAAACAACTGATATAGAATCAAGCTATAATTATATTAGCTTTAAAGGTACAGAAAAACAATTAGACAGCTTTTTAGACCAATTAATAGATCAAGGTGAAGCTACATTTAAAATAATAGGAATACATACAATAGATTAATTATGAAAAAAGGGACACAAAAACACACATTATATAACTACCTACAAGAAGGTAAAACAATATCAACTTTTAATGCTATGTACGATCTTGGAATTGCAGACCTTCAGGGAGTAATCAGACAGCTTAAGGACATAGGAGTAAATATCCAATCTAAATACATTACTGTAAACACTAGATATGGCAATACAGCTAGTGTGAAGTCGTACTGGATAGAATAGAAAGGCACCCGCATTGAACACATTTTACAGGATAAGGAGAATTACCTGTTACGGGTGCGATTCTATTTTAAATTCTTTAATATGATATTAAAGTGTCTGCGTAACTTTTTTAAGTTATATACTCTATTATGGTTTTTATCATAAGTATATTCAGCATCTAGTTTAATATCTTTTGCGTATATGTGACTATTTTCACTCATAATTCCATTAGTAAATTTATAGGTAATTTTCCATTATTCAAAATGACAGCACAACCTATTGCTGGTTTTTTTCCATATTTTGCATAAGCCATAGCATATGCTTCGTGATCTATTCCGCAACCAACTTGCATTCCAAAGACTCTAAAATTTTGTCCAACATAACTTTCACAGTAAGCCTGCGTATGGAGATGACCTTGTACAGTGTTCATCATATCAGCTCTACATTTAGTACGTGCTGTACCACCTTCACCGTGACAGAATTGTACACCGTCCTTAACATATCGTTCTACAAAATTCCATCCTGGCACTTCTAACACTTCTTTATAGCTTTTAATCCACTTGCTAGGTATAGCTGAGGTTTGAGCTTTACGCATAACCATACGATCATGGTTACCGATTATTACTGTAGCTTTTGGGAATGCTTTGTACCAACGTGCTATTCTTTTAATTGCAAACTCTAATTCATCAGCACCACCTAATCCGTCTGCTGAGGTTTCGTGATAGGAGCTATAATGATTGTCTATAACGTCACCAATAAATACAACTTCTGTGCATTCAAAGTCATCATATTTGGATATACAAAATTCTAAGTATTTATCAAGTGAGAATGGTTCGTGAAGGTCACCAATAACAAGGACGTTATTAAGACCGTTGCCTTCAGATTGGCGTATATTTTTTATTAAGTCGTGTTCTGACTTTGTTAAACGTAACCGATATTCTTTAAGTTGTTTTATTTTTTTTTAATTTTTTCTATACTTCGTCCTGCAAAATATGCAGAATATACAACCATCATTAGTGTTTGATAGACAGGTACATAAATAGGATTCATTTTGAAACTGCCTACGTTACCATCAAAAAAAGATATTATTACAAATATCATAGTTAAAAAAGCTAAAGTTAGTGGTCTAATATTAGCAGGTAACCACCCCGCTTTGCTATCAGCTTCCCACCTTCTAGTAACTTGTTCTTGTGCTTTACTTTCAGCATCAGCTAAAAGTTGTTTAAATTTAAGTTTTATTTCCTTCTTTTCTACAGGGCTTGTGTGTAAGGTATCAACAATGTTATTAACATCTTTTAACACGCTACCACTTAGTATTTTGCCTATTACACTCATATACTATTATAATGTTTTTTAGCCCTGTATTTAGTCTTGTTGTTTTCGTCTTTATAAGCAACTAGAATCTGTTTTCTATTTTCTGTTACCTTCCAACTTATATGAATCCAATCGGGATTGTCACTGTCTTTGTGTGCTGTTGCACCACCAAACTCTAATATTATTTGATCAAATTCTAAAGCGTGATTTATAATAGCATTAAAAATTCTCATATTATCCATACGTCCACGCTTAACCAACTGCAAGTCCACAGCTTCGCATTTAGTGTGCTGAGATTTATTTGAACCACCTATTGCTGCGTTGAGACTTTCAGACCTAAAGCCACTTGTAACTCTTAATGGACCAACTGCATTCCTGAGAGGTTGTAAAAGTTCAGCGGCTAAAAGTCTGAGTTTGTGTATTCCTTCCTTGTCGGGTGTGTTAGAAATACCAAGTCTTGTAGCTGTGTTGCTTTTAGTTAGTTCAGCTAGTGTGAAATTTTTGCTTATTCTCATTATTCAAATTTTGCTAACATCAAATTGTCTATGCTTTTTTGCACGTCCTTTTTTGTTGCGTCTAATTGAAACATAATGTTTGCTTTAAACCTGTCTTTTTCTTCACCGCTTTCAAATATAATAACCGTAGGTATGCAAGTCACATTATACTTCTTTTGTATGCTTGGAAAACGCCCTATATCAACTCTATACTTTTCACAGTCATTTAGTTTAACTATTTCAGTAAATTGATTAGACTCATTCCATTCAACCCAAAATTCTACAGCAACAATATCTTTTGCAATTTTATCTTCAAAATTAGACTCAGTAATAAAGTCTTGACCACTAGCTACTCCTATTATAAAAAATAAGACTGTAATTAAGACATATATTAAATCTGTAAAGCTCATTGCATTTTATCTATTTTATCTCTTAGGTATTTGATGTCCTCTTTTATTTCTTTAACATCCTCCTGGGTTGAATAAATTGAGGCTCTTATATTTTCATCCTTCATTTTAAACTCCATTTGAGTAACTTCAGGCTCAGGTGGTAGTGGCAATAGCTTTGCTTCATCTATAGAAGCATTAAGGCTAAACCACATACCTACAAGCGTTGCTATTAAAACACCTATTCCGCCCAAGGTTTTTAGGCTTATTTCAAACTTAGAATCTTCTGAAAGTTCTTTCATTATTTACAAGATTTATCACATTTTTTACCTGAAAACTTTTCCACCCCACTGATTCCAAAACAACCAAGTACAACCCAAACGAATGAATCATAAACAAATTCATTAATTACTAAGTCTTTTCCAATCCAGCCTGTAAGCAAATCAGCTATCATTATTATACACATTATTATAAAAGCAATAAAACCTATTATTGCCTTTTCATTCCAATTATTATCGTCTTTAAATATATTCATTATAATACTTTTTTAATTTGACCATTTTCTATATAAATACTTTCAGGTTTTCTAATATGTTGACCATTAAGGTTATACATTAAACCTGTATTCTGTGAATTTTCAATCAATTCTTCTATACCTGTATTACATGGTAACCCTGTAGCACAATCAATATATTCTTGAGTAAATATTTCAATGTATTCTGTTTCTATTATAGTGTCATAAATAATAACATCTACGTATTCAATAACTGTTTCATATATGTATTCTATTTCATATATGGTGTCACATTCTTGGGGGGGTGGTCCGCATTCTTCAGCTAGTGTCGGTACAGCCTCTGCTTCGTCTGATCCATCTACGCAATCGTCCCAACCGTCATTTAAATACTCTAAACCACCTTCACCATTTGGCACACAGCCATTCGGAGCATATTGAGTCCAATTAGCAGGGTCATCACCACAGAAAAATCCATTTTGTTCTACGCAATCTAAGCATAGTTGTTGAAAGTCATATCCCTGTCCAAATGAAAATGATGTTATAAATAGTAATGTAATTAGTCTGCTCATTGTTAAAATATTAAATAGTTAAATCCAAACTTGCACTCATATATTGGCTTTTCCCAATAGTTTAGATATGTACCTTCTACAAATAAACCTAAGTGCTTAGTGACTCTAAGACCTGCTACAATACCTGCGTCAAGGTCTAATCCTGCTCCATCATACTCAAAACTATAGTCACTTAAACCATAGTGTAAAGGCATTAAATTTAGCCATGTGTGAAGCCAAGCGTTGTTATGGTATTTATAATAAGCTACTCCAATAGCCATAGATAGCTCATAGACGCTACCTAAGGCGTTTAATTGCTCTTGGTTATAGTTTGCTATAGCTTGACCAAAATAATGCTTGTAAAACTCATCATTTGACGTTGCTATTAATTCACCATTATTAAACCAGTGCCAATTGCCATTGACATATTGCGTTGAATATCCAAAATCTTCTGCTAGATCATTGAAGGTGTTTTCACCACTTACCCAAAAATCCTCAATAGGTAGTATATGATAAACAGGGTGCTGACGAACCAAACCACCCACTGTAAAATCAAAGTTGCCCTTTTGTAGTCTATATCTTGTATCAAACGATATAAACTCCATATTACGTCTTTCATCATTTTTAAGTTGTATTTTAGTTACACATTTATTGCCTAAATATCTTAACCAAAAATCCTGGTTAGTGAACTCGCTACCACGATGACGAATAAATGAATAATTAAATAAATACTCCCAACCAGTGCTATTGCCAATAGTAACATTATCACTGACAGCTTTCTCAGTACCATAGTACCATGTTTTAACTTTATATTCATAATCAAATCTTGCTATTTTTCTTAACCCAATGGTAAGGTTATAATCGTATGGATTAACTTGTGTTACATCTTCGTAACCTTTATCTACAGCTATATAGTTTTGATTCTCGACCATGCTTGTATTTATACTCATAGAAGTATAAAATGTAGCATACTTAAAAAAGTCACCTTGACTAAAGCATATAAAAGGAAGTAATAATAATATATATTTAATCATAATAATTATATTGCAGGTGCTATTGAAACTGTTGCGTAAACCTTCATTGTCCAGTTCCCATTGAACGCAGCCCCTGACCACAATTCTAACGCTTTTCCACTTATATCACCTGCGTATGTTCCATCAGCAGGTACTGTAGTGTTGCCACTAAAAACAAAAGTTCTATCCGCTGTTTCATTTTTATAAAAATCTCGATGTCTTTCCCAGTAATTGGTTGTTCCAGAGGTTGCCTTATCATATCCTATGTATAAATACTCCCCATTCGTTTCAGACACTCCAACGTGAGTACATACACAAATAACTGTTATAGGTATTACTATAAACCCCGTTCCTGGATTAAACAGTCCTAGTGGTGTTGTACTTAAAGCATTAACAGCGGCACTGTCTAAAGATGAAGTCACTGTTGTTATTAATCTTTGTGCTTTTAAGGATTTAGAAGTACCTTCAGGACTACCCGTTGTGTCTGATATGTCCACACCCATTATTAGATCTCTATAATCAATCGGTGTTGTTCCGTATGTTGTTTTGTCTGTTAGTCTTTGTCCCATTGTTTAATTTTTTAATATAATTTTTTAGCTTTTTAAAGTTTTCTAAGCTACTAGGATATGTCCTTCTTTTAACAGTCATACGTGGTGATATTTGCTCCTTGTAAAAAACTTTTCATTCTATTGCTTAATGGTGCTACATCTAAATTCATTCCTGCATAGTAGTTACGTACCGTAGGTGACATTTCCCCTGCGTCATTGTTACTAGCATATTCTGGAAACGCTGCACTTCCCTTGTCAGTTAAGTAGTCAATTAATCGTTGTCTATAAAACTGAGCTGCATCTGTAGCCGTGTCCATCAAAGGCTTTATATCGTCATAAGTAGCACTTGAAGATTGTTCTGTAGCCCCCATAACTACAACTGCATTATTTACGAACCTTAGCCTTAAATACGGTGCTAATTGTGCAAACGCAAATTGAACAAGAGCAGGTTGTATGTAAGTTTCAGTTAAAGTCTTATAATCACCTGTAAGTGTGCCACCTTGTATTTTGGTTTTTATTGCTTCATATAGATCCGTTCCAAGTACAGGTAGTATATTCATATCCTGTGCCAATAGTATATACGGCATTATAAGGTTGTCATCAACCGATTGCCCCAAAGCTGTGTCTTTTTTTAATCTTGTACTGCTTATAAACAGAGTATGTTGTATTGCCATATTTTAATTTATTTTACGCCTGGATAATGTCCTTGATTTGGCATATTCTCAGGTGCTATTACTGCATCTTTAATTCCTCTTGGTTTTGGTGTGTATGATTTAGGTATGCTATCTGTCTTTTTATAATCGTTCATACTTTGACCGTCTTTTAATTCTGTGCCTTCTTTTAATCTATATAGAATAACCTTCCAAGCGTGTCTGCAATATACGCCACCTTTAAATTTAAATAAATCGTAAGGCCGCCCCTTGTGTCCTAATTGCTTATTTACTCCTGCTCTACTAGCTGCATCAATATCTTCAATTCTATATACAAAACCACCTTTTGATAGTCGCATCATATTCTTACAAAATGTTCTAGTAGATTTGCTTGGTTTTCTACTTTTCTTAATGTACTTAAATCTAACCCTATAATATGACTTGTCTAAGTAACTAAACCTGTCCTCTTTGCTAACTATTTCGTCTGCAAATTTATCCTTTATGTCTTTAGGTTCTATAAAGCTATCCGCCCAATCACAATAATCCTCTACATAATCTTGCTCATCTACAACTTCCCATTTGTCTAAATCTATTTGTTCGCCTTCTAGTGCATCAAATACATGATCAAATTCATCATCAGATAAATCAGCTCTAACACCTTCTATTTCTTTAACTTTTTTTTTTGCCCAAGATTGTCCTGCATCACCACCCCATAAAGCCCAAGCAATTCTTCCTGCTGACGGGAATCCATCTTCACCTATTTCATAACCTTCTGCTTTTTTATCTACTTCGTGTCTAGCAAAAAAACTGTTCATTCTTTTAATTGTGTCTAAGCTAAGGTTGTCACCGTTCTTAATATTAGTAGCTCTAGCAACTGCAACTTGAGTGCCACCACGTCCATACTCTCTGCGCCATTCTAATCCTTTTATAGCTTCATCAATCATACCTTGCGTGGGTTTTGTATCTATGTCTTGTAAGTCCTTAAATTCTTGCTTTAATTCGTCTGTATTTATGTCTTCTTTTGTAACACCTTCTTTCTCTTGATCTTCTTCTGATTGTGTTTTAGTAACTTCTAAATCAATGAAATCAGCGGGTTTAAGCGACTTAAAGTATAAATCAAGGTTTATGTCATTAACTTTAAATATCTTCTCCAAACCCTTTAAAAGCGTGTTTTGGAATGGAATAACCACAGTATTTGTAAATAAACTAAAGGCATCACGTAATTCGTCTGCATTATTTCCAAGTCCACCACCTTCTGCTCTAATTCCAAACAATATAGGTGAAGTAACTCTATGTCCTGCTAAGATTTGATTTACAGCCTGTTTTGACATACCTTCCCAAGCACTTTGTGCATCATTCATTTGGATAGGTTCTATAATTGGTGCTGTTTCTTTTCCGTCATTGAAAGTGATTAGTATTTTACCTGCATTTCCACTACCTGCAAATTTAGCGTTTAATTGGCGTTCTATAGTTCTACGTTCTTCATCTGTAGGTACTCCATTGGAAAATCCAACGTGCATACTAGGAGTCATACCGCTAGTTATATTAGATAAGTGAAATTGAGCAATCTCTAACTCCATTTGAATCCAATCCGTTGCAGCTACATAATCAGGAGCAAACCCATAAAATAAAGCAGGGTTTTTATCTCTAATCATTAATATTTGACTAGCTTGTGTTCTATCGTCAGTATTAAATGCTGCATAAGCACGAGGTTTGAATTGTGACTTTTTTACTTTTGACCAATCAGCACTATAATAATATGTATCTATTTCACCGTCGATCATTTTACCTGAACGTATATATTGAGCAGGTATATGTTTCATCTTAGCAATCCTTGACCTATCCCTTGACCATATAACATTAACGTAACAGCCACCGAATAGCTTTAAGTCCATAGCTAGGTCTTTTAGCACATCGTCATCTGAATTGTGTAATAATTCTGTTAATCGTAAATATGATTCTTTTGTGTCTGTAGTTTCATCTGCGTTTGTAGCAGCTAATCCTTCACCATAAATCATAGCACCTATAGACTTAATTAAAGCACCATTAATAGCACTACCTAAGAATAGGTCTAGTAAGTAGTTTGGATATAGATTGTCTTTTCCAAAAGAAATCCAATCATTCTTAGAATCTTCTACTAAGTGAGGAATGTTGTAATGTGATAATTTTATTAAATCTAATTTCATAATTATATTGTTATATAAACGCTTTCAGTATCAGAATCGTTTGTAGTATATTCGCCGTATGTTACAGACCTAGTATTACTTGTACTAGATAAATTCATTAAACCCGTATATACAACACTAAGACCTGAAGGGTCAAGATTTACAGCACTTGAATTTTCATATATTGTAACATCATAAAACCCTAAAGGGAAGTCAGTATTTCCAAGAAATAACACACCTAGGGCTAAACTATCATTGTCTGAAACTATATAAACCCCTTCTAAATACCTATCTTTATTAGTGGTTATTGTAGCTAGAGGTATAAACGTCTTAGAATTTCCTGTTAATTGACTTGTAAAGGTCACTAATAAGTTAGTAGAAGTCATTTCATCATACAGATTAATGCGAAATCTATTTGTCGTTAGTGATGTATCTTTTGTAGCCTGTATCATATTTCTTCGAATAATTCGTTAAATAATTCTATAGATAATCCTTTTATTAACTCCATGCGTTCCTGTGTCGGTTCAGGTGTTATATTTCCTCTAAATTCAGGCTTTACTTGAAACATCTTTTTTCTTTTTAGTTTCTT